AATCCTTCCTCGAACGTGTTCAGGACGGCTTTTGGGCGCACCCCGGACAACTTCGACACGGCGGCGACGACCTCCGGTGCTTTGATTATGGGCATCAGGTGTTCGCACACCAGAGTCTCGATGTCGCCTGCACGAATCTCCTTGACCGGGCAGATCGACACGTCGCGTTGCTTGTCCTTCGAACACTGGTAGTAGTGGTACACGCGGCCCCAGCGTTTGGAACTGGCTCCGATCATTGCGCCGTTGCAGTGGCCGCATCGGATAAGCCCGCTCAATGCCGCCTTGGATGCGCTCTGCTTTCGCATGTCCACTCTGGGGGAGTTCGCCTTCAGCATGGCTTGTGTGAGCTTCCAGGTCTCGTCGTCGATGATTGCCTCCTGCTCGCCGGGGTACACATGCCCCTCATAGAACACCTTCCCGACGTAGGTGTAGTTATTCAGGACATTATAGATCGACTGCCGACACCACTCCTTGCCCACGACGGTTTTGATTCCATCCTGATTGAGTTCATAGGCAATCTGCTTCGGCGACTGGATTTCGAGGTAGCGGTTGAAGATTCGCCGGACTACGGGAGCCTTTTCCGCATCCACATAGAGCCTTTTCTCGAAGGCCACATACCCGAAGGGGACATTGCCGCCGATCCACTTGCCCTTCTTGCGCGTGGCGGCCATTTTGTCCTTGACGCGCGTGGCGATCATCTCACGCTCGAACTGAGCGAATGTCATGAGGATGTTCAGCATCATGCGTCCTGCGGACGTCTGCGTATTGATTTCCTGCGTGACAGAGACGAAGGCCACGTTCCATTTCTCGAACGAGCGGCTGAGGTCGGCGAAGTCGCAGAGTGAGCGGGACAGCCGGTCGATCTTGTAGACCACGATGACGTCCACTTTGCCGGCTTCGCAGTCCAGCAGAAGCTTTCTGAGCGCGGGTCTGTTCAGGTTGCCGCCTGAGAAGCCACCATCGTCGTAATGCTCTGGCAGGCACACCCACCCGTTCGCTTTCTGGCTGGCGATGTAAGCTTCCGCTGCCTCTCGCTGGGCATCGAGCGTGTTGAACTCCATGTCCAGCCCCTTCTCCACGGACTTGCGGCAGTAGATCGCGCACCTGATTATGTCGTTTTTCTTTTCCATCAGCTCTTCACCCCGAAGAATGTTTTGCCGTTCCACTTCGTGCCGGTAATCCTCCTGGCCACCGCGGACAGCGACTTGAACTCCTCGCCGTTGAGGATATATTTGCCATGAGCGCCAACCGTGACCTCGTACTTCTTGCCCTTCCAGACACGGAACAGCTTCGTCCCGCAGACTTTGGCCCGCCTGGTCGCGACGGCCTTCAAATTGGCCAGCGGATCCTTGTCCGCGATGTCGTTCAGGATACTCATGTCGTTTGGCTCGACGCCGCCGAAGTAGATTTCCTGTAACCGGTAGATAATCCGCTTCCGCAGTCCCCTCGGCGCTGTGACACCGCACTCGAATCCATAGAGTTCCTGAAATTTGTCATGAAGTTCCTTCATGTTTTTGTGGTTGATCGCATCAACCTGCTGCCGTAGCAGTTGTTCGGTTTGCATGTTTTTCTCCTCCTATCCTTTCTTTCTCCTGTCGTCTGACCTCGACCCGCCTCACAACAGAGGCTGCAAGGCGGGTGAGCTGTTCATAGGTGACGTTTTTATCCATGGTGGATTCTCCTTTCCGGTTGCGGTTTCCCAGTCGGCAGCGCTCCCGTTTTCAGCGCACTGCTCCGGGGACATGTACTTAAAGCGCATGTCCTCGGCTTTATCCAGTGGCTTTCCATGAATTCTTCGCATAACTCCCGATAAAAAATGCGTGAGCTGAATAAACGTGGTGTTTTCGTCCATCATTTTCTCCGTATGTCTGACAGCTTGAGCTTCTTCCGGGGTTCCGCTGTCGTGATATGCGTCCCCTTACGTTCGGACAGCTTTATGCGGCCCTTCTTCTTCAGCACGACGCCTCCGAACTCTGGCAGGGTGCATCCGAGCATCGACCCGCACACTGCGCATCCTGCGAGGCAGTCCAGCCAGTGGTTGTCGTGATGTTCCGGCTTCAGCTTCCATTCGTCCACCGTGCGGCCGCGACCGGAAGTCTTCACCCGGTATTCAGCCGTCAGGTGTTCCGCCAGAAGCTGGTGAACGCCGGGTATACGTCCGTATAGCGTGAGCGAGCCTTTGTCGCCGATAGCCACGGCGAGGCGGGCATGAACGAAGCTCTTCCAAAAGTTTGAATCGAATATGACGTGCCGGACAGCCCGTTTCTTCGCCACGCTTGGCATCATCCAGTTGAAGCCCAGGCGGTCGCCCGGCTGCTTGCGGTACTCGGTCATTGGTTTCGAACTTGCGCCGACATAGCGTCCGTGGCTCGGCAGCACGACTCCGGCGAACCTGGACTCACGGCAGAATTCATAGACCAGGTCGGTCGACTGGCCCCAGTTTGCGTCGATCAGCGCCCGTTCGATTTTCAGCACAGCTCCGTCCTCTCGCTCCCACTCGCGACCGAGCAAGTCGTCGGTCAGCGCGGTCAAAGCTGCGTACAGGCCGCCTTCAAGCCCGGCACGAGGGAACTCGGATTGGATGGTCGGATTGGCGTCCGCAAGGGAGAATTCGCGCCTGTGCTGGTCCGGCCAACTTCCGTAATCGATGACGCTTCCCGTGAAGTTCTCCGCCCAGGCCGTTACCACATAAAACAGTAATGCCTTCTGGACGTCGATGAAGAGCGTCACCCGGTCGCAGGCAAGCGGAACCTTGTTGTGCGGGATACCGTTGATTTTTGCGCAGATGGCGTCGACAGACAGAATCTCTTCTCCGCCAGTATCTTCCGGCAGCGGATCATTCTGGTATTCGCTCGCGAATGCCACTTCATCCTGGAACTTCAAGTTCATTGCGTGTTGAAGGGCGCTGATCTCATCGTGGTTATACCGAGCTTCCCAGCTCACCTTCGCGCCCTCATCCATCTCCGCACGGTGTGCTTCGTAGAACTCGGTCGCTCGGCGAAAGTTGCCTTCCTCCCGCAGAGCCTCCGCCCGAATCTCCGCGTACTGCTCCCAGAGCTTCATGTTCTTCGGAAACTCGTACACCATTTTCGTGCGTTCACCGTTCCAGTCGGGATGCGTCTGCCTGTTGAGGATGATGTCGGCCATGTCGCCCGGACGAATGATCGTGCAGGGCATGATGCCCGAAATTTTCTGTCCGGGTCCAGCGAGGCCGAGGATGTCGCCGGCGAGAACACGGATGCGCTTGCGGGTCTGTTCAAGGCTACCAGCGCTCTCGCTTGTCTGCGGGTCGTCGATCACCACGAGGCTCGGTCGAACACTGCGCCCATCCGGCCGCTTGTACTTCATACCGCGGATTCGTCCGGTGATTCCGGCCACGCGCACCACGATGCCGCTCGCCGCGCTGCCCTTGATAGTCGGCAACACGATCTCGTTGCTCGTCCAGGTGATGCGGGTGCGTTCTCCGTGGTACAGCTGACCGGCACATCTGTTCGCGATGCCGTCGAGCTGCTGAATCGGATAGCAGACCTCAGGGAAGTCGGCGGATAGATGCTCGTTGATCTCGAACTCGGTCATGAGGGAATCCAGCAGTTCCAAGGCCGCCGATTCCGTTGCGCCGATGAGCATGATGAACTCGCGGTGACCGTAGAGCATGGCCCAGATGGCGGCGACCTCAGTGAGCGAGCTCTTCCCGGAGCCGCGCGGCATGGCAAGAGCGAACAGGCCGCCCTTCAAAACCGCCGTCTCGATTTTATGAATCGCTTTGAGGTGGTCAGGCGACCATTCCAGTGAGAACGTTTCCGGAAAATAGTCCTCACAGAAGACACGGAAATTCGTCCGGCAGCGTTTCTTCCTTTCCGGGTTCACCACCTCCGGCAGCTCGCCGATGTCGCGACCGGCCATCGCAAGAGCGAGGTTCCGGTTTCGCGCGGCATTCTTCTTTTCTTCATACGTCAACGGCGTCATGCTCTGCCTCACCATGAGCTCGGAACGAAGCCAGGCCGCGTACTTGAACAGGTTAACCGTCTGCCCGCCGTCATCGCTGATGCGGAATCCTGCACGGTCCCTATGTCGCCTGAGCTGTCGGTCGTTCAGCACCGCATTCAGCGGCGTCGTGTTCACGATACGGACGATTTCAATCGGTTTGAGCTTGGTCGGGTTCAGTGGCATTGCTGTTGATCTCCTTCAAAATCCACGCCATATAACTGATGAAATTGACTGTGCCGTCGGCGTTGCGTGGTGCGCCCGCGTCAAAGTCGCTGTGCAGAAGTTCCAAGGTCATGCCGCGATATCCGGATTTGACCAGAACATCTACCACCTGTTCTGGCTGCAAGGCCAGCAGTTTTCGCTGTTTTTCCATGAAAAGCCATCCTTTCTGGTTTTTAATTCGATTTTATCTGGGTTTAAGTTCAATTTCCGCTGGACAAAGCGGAAACATGCGCTTTAAGTAATGTCGTCCGCTCGAATAAGCTCACAAACAACATCAAACAGGAGGTCATCCATGAGCATCAGCGAAGTCAAAGTCGGAAGCCTTATCCGTGTCAAAGTCGGTCGCAACCTCATCTACGCAAAGGTCGTCGAGATCCTCGACGGCGCAGTCCGCGTGTGCAGCCTCGCGAACAACAAGGAATTCAATGTGCCGGAGAGCCGGGTTCAGCTCGACGGGGAACAGCCCGTGCCCGCAAATGCGGAACCGCAGACCGAGGCCACGGTGCAGACCGAGCAGGAATCCGCAGAAGCTTCAGCAAAGGAACCGCAGGCCGAACAGGCTGAAGCCGCCGTGGAGACCTCCGAGCAGGAAGCGGCAGAGCCGGAGGCTCCGGCCGCAGATGCCGAATCCGGCACTCCCGCCACCGTGGAAGTCGTTCCCGAAGACGAGGCTGCCGAGTTCACGCCCTCCGGCGAGGACGAAGAAGACGAGTACGCCATCAACCCCGCGCATGAATCCGATATGCCCAAGAAACGCATGTCGCTCCTCAATGCCGCCGTCGAAGTCCTTAAATCTGCCGGCCCCGAACGCCCGATGAACTGCAAGGAAATCCTTGAAGCCATCCTCGCTCGCCAGCTCTGGACACCGACCGACTGCAAGACGCCGGAGCAGACGCTCTATGGCAGCATCTTCCGCGAGATCAACACGAAGGAGCACCCCCGCATCGTGAAGTCCAACGTCAAGGGCAAGTTCGTAATCGTGGCATGACAGCCGCAGACTTGAAAGTAGGTCGCATCGTCGACCTACTTTCTAACGAATCAGACAGACGCTGTGTGTTTGGAGTCTGCACCAGTGTCTTTAAAAAAAATCAAGAAAAGTGAGTTTCTTATTTGAAAAAGTGCGTCAATAGTGTTATATTTGACGCAGATTTCTAATTTTGGAGGATCACGATGAACAAGACAAACAGGCTCAGAAGGATGCTCAGACGAGGTTTTGTCGATGCCGCGGCAGCACACAGGGCTGGAATTCCAATCAGTCTTGTATACCCTCTTGTTAAGACCGGCGAAGCCAGGCGCGTTTCAAGAGGCATCTATTCATCGGCAAATGCCGGATATTCTGATATGGCGGATTACGAAACGCTTGCCATGACTGTTCCGCAGGGAGTGTTCTGTCTGCTTTCCGCCCTTCGGCTGTACAATCTGACGGATGAAAATCCTCATGAGCTTTATGTCGCCATTAAGCGAGGATACCATCCTCCGCGCGTTGCCCACCCGCCAGTCTGTTTCGTTTACCGGAGTGAACCACATTATTCAGCTGAGGTGGAGACCCGCCTGTCAAATGGAATTCCAATCCGGGTGTACA